GTGGGTTTAATCTGCCCACTAGAGCTCATTTATACCCGAGCTAGGTCAGAAATAGAAACTACTTCTGGCTGAGTTTAGAGTCTTGAGCTGGACACCGCCGTAGCGGCGAGGCTTGTACAGGATCTTCAAAAAGAAGTCGATCGCATGCGTCTGATCAGTTGCGAGCGGCTCAAATCATACCAGTCCTCCTTCTCTTCCTCTTGAAGGCTGACCAATGATTGAGCCGACCCCTCGTGGCCGATCTGCATTACCCACAAATCCATGGTCGTACCTGAAGCAGGTAACGTTGCCGTGCCAAATTGTATAACTGCTCCAGCCCCGTCAATCTTGATGACGGAATCATAGAAGAACTCTGACTGTGTCCCTGCACTGAAATGACCGGACGTGGTGTCTAAGCTCCAATATGATTGGAGTGTACAATTGGTTAATGTGGTTGCGAGAGTACACGATGCTGTGGATGACCCTCTCCATAAACCACCAATAAAGAAATACCCCTCTACTAACCCAGGGGGGAAACTTATGGTGTCGTAGCCTGCGCCAGTGGCTCTGACCGTAAGCTCGAGCGATCCAATAATGGGGAGACGTAATGCTCCTAGAATCTCATTATTGTCGTATGGCCCGGCTTGGAGATGGGCGTACTGGGCTACCCCGTAGCCACTGGGTACTATGCGGGGCTTGCAGAGTCTGACATCATAGGTGATCCATAGTTCACCAATTATATCGTCAGCACTTTGCATCCCTTCCGTAGCAACGGTGACTCTCCCGAGGTCGTTCCATCGCTTGTCCTCGGAGACTGATCCGTACCTGATGTATTGTTCCTCTAGTACCTTGGAATTGGGAGCACACTCAACTGGATGGATCTGATGCTCAAATGGTACACTACTCGTCGTGTACATGTAAGCTTCCATCTCCCTTCTTGAATGAAAAGAAGGGGCGTCAACATCATATTGAGTGGCTATAACCACAACTCCAAGTGCTGTGTTCGTACTACCTACTGCCATTGCAGATAGGGGTTTATACATAACAACACATCCCTC